TCTATATACACCCGGCTTTCCCTTTACTTGAACCTCAATCATACAATCATCTCTAATAACGTCATTTTCTCTTGTTGTTAAAGGTTTGATTGTCCAAAGTAACGGATCACCATTTTCATCTATAAGTGATTTTGTCGCAGGGAAAGTTGTATTTTCCTTTACTACTTTATTCTTCTTCATAAATCTACTAAAGCTTGACATAATTTTAACCCTTTCTATATTAAAAAAACCCCCATGTCTTTGTGACAAAAGGGTCAATATTTTACTGCATGCCGTCAAGAATGTTGAAAGTTTCAGGCATCTTGAAGTCTTCAAAAGTGAAATCCATATCCTCATCGAGATATTCACCATCAGCATCAAACTTAGCGAGGATTCCACCATCAATATTACAATCAATAAGAACCACTGTTTGCCTTCCTGCTCTTGATGTCTTATCTTCGTTAGTTATCTGCATATCAAAATAAATATCTTCGCCTGTTTCTTTATAACGAACCATTAATTCTCTAAAAATAGATGTATTATAGTGGAACGTAGCAGAACCAGTTCCCTTCCATCCAGTTGCCTTATTACCGTTTCCAGTCTGTCCTAAGATAGGAACTTCTGACTTTGTCTTTTCAAAAGTCGCTTCAACATTTATTGCCTGCATAAAATTATATCTATTATCATCAATAGTAACAAAACACTCGGCAGCCTTTGCGGAAATAGTATCTCTTGCTTTCATTGTAATGTTTGACATTCTTATACACTCCTTTCATTAAGCTACTGTTACAGTCATATATAACTTTGCCAAAGTATTAACAACAGTAATTGCATCATTTACAACAACTGACTTTTTATCATTCCCCTGGTCAATTGTCACATCTTTATCTGTAAATCCTTCAATCGCTCTTATATTCTGAAGTGCTTCATGATGCTTAACAATATCACTCCATAAACTAGTTCTTCCTGCTGGGTCATTTGGAACTTTACCGAGGTATTTTGTAGTAAATAAATTAGCAATATCATTAGCGATTTGATCAATAACTCTAATTGTTTGATTATCCTTAAAAACATCACCTTGTGCATCTGAAGTTGTAACCATACTGTTAATATCTTCAAGCACTCTAATATCAGAACCTACATAATGAAGTACAAATTCACCATTCTGAATTGCTCTTTCAAGTTGCGTTTGTGTGTAATCTGCATCAACAGTAAATTCACCGTCATAAGTTTTATTTAAGTTTGATTTATTTACGGCACAACCTGCAACAATGCCAGTAACCCAGTAAACAAGACCGGCTTCAAGTTCCTTACATTTGTTTTTAAGATTAATAACACCTATATAATCAGCAGGCATATTGTGAATAACAGCTTGAAACTTAGCACCAACTTCTTCACGCATTCTTTTTACAAACGCAGCATATAAAGATTTGATACTTTCTTCAGTTGTTACAACACCAATTGCATTAAATGAATATGATTCAATTTTTGCAAGGTAATCACTATGTTCTGTTCCGGTTATATCCTTATTTGTACCACCAGCAAGAGGAACTCCTGCAGTTATCTCAAGAGATGCTTCTTTCTTAAAAGTAACCCAGTTATTATCAATAAGTTCTGTTGCAAGTTTAACTGTCTGCTTATCTACTGTTTCACTTCCAAGCACTGTTATAACATCAAAAGCATTTTCGTCATCTACATTCTTTTTAACAATGATTTTAATGTCATTTCCTCTTGTACCTGCATATTTTGCAGTCGCATAAGTATTTGTTGCCTTTATCCCACCGCCGTTTAATCTATAAGCATATAAAGTATGGATATTTTTAAAAAGTTCACGAAGACCTTTCATCTTCTCATGGTCAAATTCATAACCAAAAATTTTTAATGAATCTTTCTGAAAATCAACACTATTTACTTTAAATACCTGACCTTCCAAACCCCAATCTAATTCAAGTGGCATTGTTGCGACACCTCTATCAGATAATGCTGCATTTGCTCTTGAAGTAGAAACAAAGTTAATATATGAGCCTGGAATAATTTTATCTTGAGTTAAAAATGCTCCACCGCCTAATGCCATATTATTTCACCTTTCCTTCCATAAACTTTTTAATTAAAGAATCTACATCTTCGAGTGTTCCATAAAAATCTTTAGGAACCACCGCTTCAATTAAATCTCTTTTATCTGCGTATCTTTTCGCAGTCAGAATATCAGTTTTATAAAACTTTATTCCTTCCTGCACTTTTTTCGTTGCCATCTTTATCATCCTTTCACATCAGTGCTAACACTATATGTTTCTATTTCAGGTGTATCTTCTCTATGCTTGTACATAAACATATCGTAACTCACCATGAAGCTAACTACACCATCCACCATTTCAACACTCATTTCAGTTCCTCTACATAAGTCATCATCTATCGTGATTAATTCTAAGCAGTCAAATAATCTTTCAGTGATCATTAAAGATTCATTATTCTGGGTGTCAGTTTCTGGGAAGTAATGAATGCAGAAACGATTTTGTTTAAAATATCTTTCACCGAGAAACTGTTCTATTTTTGGATTTATACAAACAATAGAGAAACAGGGTTCTTTCAAACCCTGTTCAATAGATTCTGTATAGATTTCATAGTCATCACCAAATTCACCATTAAGTGCAACACTGATTCCATCAATAATTTTATTTATCATTTGAAACATTCACCTAATTTCTTTTTTAATTTGTTTTCAAGAATCTTTGGTGCAGACGCTTGAATCTCTTCTTCAGAAACGCTTAACATGAACTTACCTTCAACCCAACCTTTACCGCCTCTTGTCCTGTGTCCAAATTCCACATAAGGTGCATAATGTACCGCATTTACAATCTCAATAACATACGCACCTTTACGATGCTGTACTTTTAACGTTTTTGCATAAGCAGAACCATCCATCTCTTTTCCACCAGTCCATCCCCTTCTTAAAGTACCACCCTTTTTTCCTGATTTTTTAGGATATTGTCCTACTGGTGTTCTTTTTATGACCTTTGCGAGCAGTCTTGCCGCAAGTTCCTTTGCACATGATTCGATAAATAAATCAACTTGGGATTTACTAAAAGACTGTTCAACCCTTTTTCTAAACTGTTCCATTTCACTGAAGTTTACTTTTCCATTTCTTGACATTATGCCCACCTCTCAAACAGTTCAAGTTCAATTTCCTGATGAGTTGTATAGATAGCAGGTTGACCGCTGGACTTGTATTCAGTAGTCACATCATTTTGCGTTATGGTGAGTTTTGAGCCGGGTTTAACCTGAATTTCAGGTGCAATAAAAACTTTTGTGACCTGAACAACTGCCGATACACCAGTTTCAGCTTGGTTTGTGTTCGTTATAGTTTTAAAGGATAGCCTACATGGAATATCTTCTAAAACCACAATATCCTTGAAACCTGTTGACTTATTTGGAAGTTTGACCTTTTGGCGTTCTATGATTGTGCAAGTACCGTCATACATGGATTCAATTGCTTTCCTTGCCTTTACCACCTGATTTTTCGATAACACACCAATTCCCCCTTTCCACTGTTCAGAAAATAATTCAACAAGCTGTCAACCTTGTCCGAATCACTTTCATCACCATTGAAGTTCACCTGGGTATCACCTTCCTTGATGCTTGAAATAGCACCAGTCAAATCAAGGTCACCAATTTCTAACTGTCCAGTCTGCTTTTTAGCAAATAGTAATTCACCACAAGACATGTCCACGGCTGTGTGAAAAAGCCCGTCAGGGATTTCAGATATATTGCACTCATTCTTGATGGTGTTTTCCACCTTCTGCATTGCAAAACCAATCATCCAAGCATCAGATTCTTTGATTTCATAACCAAAGGAATCCAGTCTTTTCAGAACCGCTTCAATAAAAGATTCATCAAGACTGGAAGTGTTCAATGCTGTGATGATGGACTGCTTTGTTTCTTCTGTCAGCGCCATATCATCACCCTTCTTTCATCAATTAACCCTTGGAAATAATCTTACAAAGTGCAATTGCCTTATGTGGAATAGCATTAACACCATCATTAATTACATTCCAGTTAGCACCTGTTGACAAATCAGTATTTGATGCAGAAGCTGTAATGCTTGCTGGCTTCTCAAATGAGATACCATTTACACCGCAGATATATCTATCTCTAACAAATAATGTATCCTGACCGCCGTTAATTTTAGGATCTCTATCCATTTCATAAGGTACAGCATCGCCAATATCATCAAGAATGATTGCACCATCGCCAAGAACATATGTTGTGTACTTTGTATAACCATCTCCCTTACCTGATGAAGACTCTGCGACTTCCTCTGTAGGCATATTGTCATCAATAAGCACCGTTCTACCATTCCAAGTAGCAAGCTGGAGTTCTCTTTCAATACCATCAGCATCAGTATAAGTCATATACTTAAGTAACTTCATGTTTTCAAGGTTAGTAGCAACTTCTGAATGCATAATTACAAGTTTAAATGCATTCTTATTATCACCACCCGCGCTCTGAATCGCCTTATTAAGAGTTGTAGCGGCTACGAATGCGGCTTCATCTTTCTGACCAGTAATGTCATATACATGCTTCTCAATGAACTCCTTAGCAGACTTCTCAGCTACGCCTGTACCTGTAGTCTTCATAGCAAAAACACCCTTAAGAATGGCAAGAAGCATATCCTGACGAACATCTAACTTATAATCTGCAATCTGATAAGCTACATTGTCCATAAAATTAACACCAGCTGTAATATTTGTTGAGAAGTTTCTCTCTGTCCATGAATCCATTCTACTTGCTGTAATAAATCCCTGTTCAAATGTTGTTGTGTTGTTTGACTTAATATCTGTAGCGCCGTCATTATTCTGTGATGTTGATCCGCTAATTCGTCCGAAGTATGGAACTCTTGCATAAAGAGAACCAGTCTGACTTGATAATGCAGCTCTTGCCTGTTCGTTTGAGCCAACTGCTCCACTCTTTGCAAGCTCATTTTTAGTTACATTTGGGATTCTATCCACATACTTACCAAAAGCCTGTGGATTGAAACTCTTGGAATCAAATTTTGCCATTTTAATTCACCTTTACCTTTCAATTTTGTTTGTTGTTAAATTTTTGCATCAGGGTTTTCAGCCATATAAGCAGCAAGTTCAGAATATGTCATCTTAGAAGTATCAACTCCATGATCACCATCTTCATTTCCACTTTCACCAGGCTTTGCACCCTTCACATTTGGTTTAGAAGATTTTGATTCAAAAAGATATGCATCAGATTGCTGTAATGATTCAATCTGTTCAGCAAGACCTTTAATTGTTCCATCCTCTGCAAATTCTGCTTTGTCCAGGTCTTTCAGAAGCGCCTTGACAGCAGCATTATTCTTTGCCTTTGCACCAGTCAGTGCAGTAAGAACAGCACTATCAATTTTAAGCTGCTTAATTTCAGCAGCATGTGTTTCATCTTTAGTCTTGTTGTCAGCCTGAAGTGTTGCAATCTGCTCTCTTAATGCTTCAACATCACCTGTGGAATTCTTCAAAGTTTCAAGCTGACTATCTCTATCAACAATCTGCTCTCTTAAAGATGTAATTTCTTGATTAGCAGTATCAAGGTCACCTTTTACCTTACCTATATCCTGACTATTTTCATCAAGAATACTGTCAACCTGTTCCTTTGTTAATCCCATGTCTTCTAAAAACTTTCTTTTCATGTTCAAATCATCCTTTCAGTTTGTTTTCGGTGTTTCTTTCACCATTAGATTTTTTGACTGTTGTCTTTTCTCGACTTCCAACCAGGTCAATAAAAAAATCAGCCTATTAGGCTGACTTAGTTTTGAGTATTAAAAAAGCACCCTTGTTAGGAGTGCTTCAATAATTTTTCAATTAAATATAAATCTGTTACTTCAAAAGTAATTGTATTATTTATTGGGTCTGAATCAATGAATTTAAGTCCTGAAAATTTATAAGGAACAGTATCATGTCCAACTTCAACACTCGCCTGTGCCTCATATACCTTTACACTACTTATTGTTTCATATTCCTTAGAATTGATATTATGCAAATTGTCACATAGCATAAGTGTTGCACGAATGCTTTTTGTTCCATTACTTAATCTTCCTAAAATAGGGACTGTGCTTTGCTCTTCTTTAATCTCTAAGGCCCCATCAAAGCTTGCTAAGTGATATCTATTACCACCAGTTGTAACAAAAAGTTCACCATTATTTAACGGTATGCTTTTAATTAAGTTTATCATTATAATCACCTTCAAATTCATCATTATCAAAAGCATCATTACTGTCTCTAAATTGTCTTGCAATTTTCTGTAACTGCGAGGATAGTTCTGAAATTGACGTTGCCGTTTGTAATTCCTTTACAATATCACCCATTGTTACATCGTCATCGAGTTCAATTTCATAATCAACTTTAAAAAACGGACTATAATAATCCTCAATATAACTTAATAACCAACCACAAAATCGTGACCACCTTGCTTCTTCATATCCATCCATTTTTTACTCCTTCACGATTACTTTTGTTCTATTGAGTATAAGAACATAATTCTTTTTCTGCTTTATATCACTAAAATTTAATCGCATACAATTTTAATACCATATTGCACTGCACATTCATGTTCAATCTTGCACCCTCGATAATCTTTCCAACCATCAGCAAAAAATACTATATCTGCTGTGGATAGCAATTCAAGTGATTTTGCTAAAAACCATAATGGTCTTACATCATGCGGTGCAGATTCAAAGACGGAATCAATCACTTCAATTTCACCATATTCTTTGATACAAGCATCAACAATCTTTGCTCTTTCTACTTTGATTTCCTCATCCGTCTTGTCGTTCATCGGTTGACTAATAAATAACTTCTTCATATTCCTTTCTTTGCACTAAAAAAGCACCCTTTTCAGGATGCCTTTATTTTTTATATTGTTTCAATAACTCTTTTCTGTTTTTTACATGTCTGTCATGCAGTTCCTGCCCTTTTGAATCAGTGTGTTTCATTGGCTTGTCACCAATCTTCACCCTGTCATCAGTTTGCATATATAATTTTTCAGCCATAAAACATCACCTACTTTCATAATCAAATATTTTCAAATCATACAAATCATCCAATGCATAAATCTTTGCTATTTCAGAATTAGCATAAATTTCTTTGTACTCATTATATAATGATTCATACAATTTTTCAATATCAATTGTTCTGTCAGGATTTGAAACAATATGAACCATACCATTGTGACCAACTGCAATTGATGCTTCAATATCAGCATTCACAAATAGTGTCTTCAAATCTGTGAAAGATAATCTTCCACCATTTGGGTGATTGTGAAGTAATACTTTCTTTCCACTTGCTTTCTTATATGTTTCATATTGTTCATATGTCAGACCAGTTTGACCTTCTCTTGCAGATAATGTGTTTTTAACAACAATGTTTCCTGTTCTTGAATCAAAAACCACAATGTCTTCCAATTCTGTTCCATCCCTATGTTCCAACATCTTCATTGCTTCCTGATATACAGATTCATTTGTTGATTTGTGGCTTGTTAAACTTTCAAATTTATCATGATATTCTTTACTGTTCACAAGTTTTCTATCAACAGAATAAGCATTGGAATCTTTCTTCTTTGTGATTTTCTGTGTTTGGTCAACCACAACAGGACTATCAACATATTGTTCTTTCCATTCTGAATATTTCATATCAGATGGAACATAGTATGTTTCACCATCAGCACCCCTTGCTGTTCTTTCTCCTACATCAAAGTCATCATCAAAGTATGGAACAGTAACGGATCTACACCATGGATGAAATGGAGGGGCTGTAACACCAGGTTCATAATCCTTCATAGGGAAATGCTTACCGTCCATCTCTTGGCATATTTCAGATGTAAGGTTATCTAATGTTGCTACTACCTCAAACTCTTCAACGTCAAGCTCTTTAAAGGCTTCTTGTTGTGCTACTGAATGAAAGTATGCTTGTTCAGTCATTACTAATCTTCCAGCTTGATTCTTAGATGTATTAAATTTCTTAGATATTGCTTTAATTGCATCATCAGGTGGTTTACCAAGTATGCAGGTTCTTGTTAATTGATTATGAAGTTCACTAACTAATTGTATTCTTGAATTCCATATTCTTTCAGAGAAATGTTTTCCGTCTGTCGCCCATGGTTTGGATATAAACTTTTCTAATTTACGCTCATCAATCTGACCAATTTCCCAACCTATATTAAAACCTTTTTGCATTTCATAAATACTATGGTAGTAATCATTCGTGAATATCTTCTTTACCATTGCATCTACTTCATCAAGTTCATTACCGAATGCAACCTCTACAGCCTGTTGAGTTCTAACCTTTAACGCTTCCAGTCTGCTTATATGGTATTTTGCAGATGCATTTTCAAGTTCCTTTATCCATTGTTGGTTAATTGCGTTTTCTCTGCCGTATTTGATGTATTCCTGAACATCCCACTGGAATTCCTTTAATTCATTAGCATTTAACCATTGTCTTGCTTCCTGCATAGTAACACCATTGTTCTTCGCAAGTCTTTCGTACCATAAGGTGATTTCACTCTCAATCTGTCTAAATGCAGAATCAAATGCTGGTTCTATCTTTCTGTAAGTTTCTATGCCATATTTATTAGATGCAGCTTCTAATGCTTCAAATCGTTTCTTCCAGTAAGACATTACTTATCACCCGTACCTTCATTCATTGCAGGATTGAAAGCAAGTCCATATTGTTCTTGCTCCTTGTCTTTCTGTGCTTGAATTCTTTCCAACTCATTATCAACATTAGTTACCCAAGGATGATTAGCAATTAATGTTTCATCACTGATTATTCCAACAGATTTGGCTACATTGTCAATTGCTTCACCTTCGTTTAACATCATATCTCTGTTAAATATGATCTCTACTTCTTCATTTTCATAATCACCTACACCGGTGTTATAAAGATGCATATTGATAAACCACAAGAGCTCTTCAAGTGCTGCCTGATACTCTAACTCCATACCGTTCATATCAAGGTCAATATCCGAATACATAGACTGAATATTCATCTGATTAGGGTTACCACTCATTCTGTCATCTTTTGCATCATAACCCATTGCATTCTCAATAATTGCTTTTTTAAACAATTCCATTATCGCTTTATAGTTATCAGCATTAACTTCAACCTGGAGCGTTCTAACATCACCACCTGCTCCGTCTACTGTTCTAACCTTTACAGCACCATATGTTGCAAGGTTCTTTCTAAACTCACCTAAGTTTTCACCATCGTAGTTTACAAGAACAAGGATTGTATTTCTTGCATCTTCTTCCATTTGGTTTTGGAAGTTGGATTCAATCAAATTCAAGCCGTCCTGCAAAGACTTCACCATGTTGATAAGTGGTATCTCTTTATTGTTATACTTGAACGGAATTAAAGGTATCCTTGTCCAATTAAAGCCTTGATCCTCAATACTAAAATACGGAACATGTTCATCTCCGTCAGGGATAAGCTTCCCACCATCTGTCAATTCAAAATATGACACACCGCTTTCATCATAGACTTCAACCTTTTCAATAATCTTCTCTTGATTACCCTTATAGGCAACCACTTGATAGATCCTTATAAAGGATTCCAAAACACTGTGTTCTGCATCCTTCCATAAAGGGATAATCTCCAATGGTGAAAATCTCTTGAATGTAAATCGTCCCTGTTTGTCATATAAAGGGAACAGCCAACCGATACCACAGTTAAGAGAGTCTTCTCCCACCGCTTTAAGTGTTCGCACAAACTTTTTATTAAAAAACCGCTTTAATATCTTGCTGTACTCTTCATTTTCACATTGAATAGAAAAAGGTTGTCCAAGAAGATAATTACTCTTCTGAACAACCATTTTTTTATATTGATTATCTACTATTCTATTATTTGGAAGGTTAGTAACGGTTTCAAGCTCTCCGTCCTTACCTATAACCGTTCTTTTTCTAAATAATATATCGTGCTTACCGTCAAAGTATCTTTCACCGTTTATCATATCCGTTCTTCTTTTTGACGCTTTAAATCTTCGGATCTCTTTAACGATAAACTGTTCATCTGTTAACTTATCCGACACGCTTATATTAACTAACTTTCCGAACTTCTCTTTCCACCACGTAATAAAATTAAACATTCTTCACCGCCTTTCTATGTATCATAGTGCATGCACCTTTCCAAAAGCTTCTGCCATCTTTGGGAACTGGTATGCAATCCAGTCCACAATTTCTTCATTTATGCCCCAACTATCAGCACCAAGTCCTGATTCAAACAGAAATGCATGAACCAGTTCATGTCTGATGACCTGCTGTCTGTATGTTTTCAAATCAGCAAGTGCACCAGGGGAATCCTGGAAGGTGTCAATGACAATCTGCTTTGTGGAATGGTCACAATATCCATCACCGCTGTTTAGGTTGTCATCTTTCACCTTATTTGATTCTGTAATTGTGTATTTTGTTCCTAAAACATCAACTGTCATTGTTTTTCACCTTCCCTTTTATGTGTTTAATCAAAACTAAATGTATCAGGTATTAAAATCTTACTTACTCCATAACGCATTGAATCCATACCATGTGAAAACTCATGATCAGGTTTATCTGTTGGTTTTCCGTTCTTGTCTTTCTCCCAACAGTAATTGCTTATTTCTTTCTTGAATTCAGGACAGTTCCTTTCATGGACAATGATTTCATAGTTCTGACATAACTGGATGCCATGATTCACACTGTCTTTTCCTTTCCTGGAAGGTTCTGCATTGATTCCTTCTTCTTGAAGTTCTGCAATGGACTTTGGTTCAGCAGAATCACAAATGATTTTCTGTCCACCATAACCCTTGTCTTTGATTGCCTGTGCAATGATTTTGTTGGTCACACCTGTCTTGTACCATTCATCAAAGACATAAATCTTCATTGCTGCATTGTCTATCATCAGACAAACAAATGCATTTGGGTCAGTGAAACCAAAGTCAAGACCAAATGCAGCTTTGATTCCTGGGATTGCTCTGACTGCATCAATGTCAAAGTCTTCAAATCTGACTTTTTCATATATAAGACCTTCAGCAATACCCCAATCACCATTACCTTCAATACGATAACGGCGAGGATTGTTCTTTTTCATCTTAAGGAAGATATTCCTATCTGCTTCATCTAACCACTCATTACACTCCCATGTAGTTGTTTTAGTAAAAACATCTTCATCAGGTTCATCAAAGAATCTTGCTTTTAACCATGAAGTTGCAGACCAAGGGTTAAAGGTCATAGTAATCTGTTTGAAATATCCTTCAGGAACTTCACCACGAATTGACATATCCAATTTGTTAAAGTCATCTTCATTACTTATTTCATAGCATTCCTCAATCCATACCCAGCACAAATAACCTTTATCAACAGATATAGATGTAATCTTTAAGCTGTCATCAAGCCCTCTGAACAAAATCTTTTGCCCTGTGAATTTCCTTGTTATTTGCATTGGAGAAACTGTGCAATCAAAAAAGGCATCCAAACCTAAGCGATGAATTGCCCATTTCAAATCTGAATAGACAGAATCACGCATAGTGTTTGAATACCTTCTTACACAAAGACCATTACTTTCAGGATACTGATATAACCTATATATCATATTAAGTGCTGCGGTCTTAGATTTCTTTGAACCTCTACTTCCTTTACATACTCTATATCTTTTTTTAGTATTCCAAAAGTCAGCATAGTTCTTTCCAACTGCTTCTTGAAGTGATACCTTCATAGAATCACTCCTTTAAGTCATTAACAATAACAACAGCTTCACCTTCAATATTAAGATTATCAGTTGGTTTCTGACCTATTGTATCCCTAATGTATTCAGCAGCTCTCACATCACCCTTCATAGCCTTTTGTACTATTGATATTACGATAGCGTCCTGAACACTTATATTTTTACCTTTCATAGATGCAAAGTTTTTAATGGACTCAACATCTGTATTTCTACCGTTCTTTAACGGCATTGCAAGTAGTAACTCAAAACTTTCTTTGAATGCTTTCTTTCTTCGTCTTGCTTCACCTGATGCTATACCACCTCTTCGCCCTCGTTCCTTCGCTTCTTCACTCGATATATTTATCGGTTTTAAATTATCCTCTCTTGCCATTTCCTCACTCCCTTATGTATCTAAAAGCACCGCCTTTTCTCCTGTGAACTGCTCCCAACGCTTTATAATCACATCAACATACTTCACAGCTTCATCGTTGATTCTCGGATTTTTCTCATACGGTTTTAAATTATTTATATTTTTATTTACTATTTCCATTTTTCTTCCAAAATAAAAAATACACCCACGGATTCTCTCCCTTGGATGTGTTTCAACATTTTACATTATATCAAGCATAAACTGTGACATTCTATGACATTTAGTGACATGTTTTAATGCTTCGCTATGAATTCTATGAATTTGCCTTACCGAATAGTTCATTTCCTCTGCTATCTGCTCCCACGATTTCATAAGTAAATACCTTTTTGACAAAACAAGCATTTCATTTACATTTTCTACCTGGTCAATTGTTCTACTAATTTCTACGAACAATTCCTTCATTCTATTCTTATCTTTTTCAAGTTCTTTTTCAACTTTAATTATCTGCATGATTTGATTTGTAAACGATGCATCAGCAGAAGGACTTGTTTGTATTTTGTCTTTAGAATAATCAATCGCACCTATTGATGTACTCATAGACTTTAAATAATTAATTCGTTCTTGCTTATCTTTTATCTTTTCATTTAATTTATATATCTGTCTTAAATATTGTTTTGCAGTCACAAATCATCATCCTTTCTTAGGTTACATAGAAGAACGCTTTATTTGATGCTTCCATAATCGCATTTTCTTTTATCTTGTTCATCAATTTATTTTCCTCTAAGTGATTTATTCCCTGTGCTGTCATTTTTACGTTTGATATATCACTATTAATAAATTTATGCCCCCCCCATCGCTGTTGATATAGTAATGTTTTTTATTAAGCTTTCTTCAAGCATAAGTTCTAAGATGTCGATAAAATACTCGTCGTTAATATTGTTTCGTTCTAAGAGATTATTGAATCCATCAGCAGTAAATGTATATCGTCTTTTTAATATGCCGTACAGGTATACTAATATTTTGAATTTGATTACATTGTAATCATCTTTAGCCATGTATTAACCTTCTTTCAATTCCGCCATATTTAATATATTACTTTTTTGGATTAGTACCACATAACTAAGCGCTCTTCTGGGAATTTTTCATTGTTCTTTAACATTTCTATCAATTTCCACCTTGCGTGAGATGCGTGATTTTCACACCATTCATAGTTTTGTGGCAGTTCGCAATTTATTATTTCTTCTGTTTTTATTGATACAACTACATGCCCTGGAAGTGTGCTATCTTCTGGATATATATCACACTCAATAGTGCCATCACTCTTTTTTATATTTTTTAATCTTACCATAGAATTCATTTGCCTCCTTATCATAATTATGAATTTTAGATGTCTTATCATGGGCTTCGGCTTGTGTGTAACCTTGTTGCATTAACTTCTTTTCCATAATTTCATGCTTTAATAAAGTTAAATCGTGTTTTTCTGGTTTTCCACTAATCAACCTTCTCCACGATTCCGCCATCATAAAATCCAGCTCAAAGTATTCTAACTTACCCCCGCCTAAATCATGTCTTGTTATAAATATGCTAAGTCTATTGGGATTATATGGTCAACAGTCGCACTCATTGGATGCGGGAACTTTAGTGACTTGTCTACAGGCTTACCGCATATAGCGCATACGTTACAGGATAATAATATTCTCTTTCGGTTCTTTGCGTACTCCGTTCTGTGAGCACCTCGCTTGTCCGCTCTTAGATTATTACTCATTGCGTTCCATCCTTTTAATTTGCCTGTTGATCTTATATTTCATGCATTCTTTTATTTCGTAATCGCTTATCTGTAATATACTTTTCACATGCTCCATAGTAACATATACGTCTGCCATTTCTTCTAATGTTCTATCTGCATCTGGTTCTCTATTATATGCAATGCAGCTTAATTCTTTAATATATTCCCTCGCCTCTTCGATTGCTTTTAATATTTCTGCAGTGTTGCCGTAATGCAACCGTATCTGTCCGAGCTTTTGCATATATTCTTTATTTAATAATGCCATTTTATTAATCCTCCATTTTTATTTTCCCGTTCATTAAATCGGGTAATATCGCATCTCTAAATTCCGCTAATATTCTGCTTTGCTCATCGTTTAGGTATCGCTCTACTAACGCCCAGCTTTTAAAAAAATCTTGAATTAAATAAGGTATTCCTTTTTTGGTATCTATGTTAATTTTAATGATTGCGGATTTAGTTGAAGTTATAAAATCTTCTTTTTCAACAACGCAATTCACTTTTTTAAAAACATCTGTTAAATCTGTATTTGTTTTGTACAAATCAATCGGTATTCCCAATCTTTTTGCGGCCGTTTCGTTAATCGTTATTTTAATACGATTCTTTTGTTCGACTATTCTGTTATAATCGTCCGCTATGTCCTTGTATGGTCTGTGCGGTATTTCATCATATTTAAATTCGATGTATGTTGAAGGGAGTAATGAGAAATTTTCTTTTTTTATCTCTTCAACTGAAACAGACTTGCAATATCCATCTTCATTGCTCCTTTTTTCCACAGCTTTCACAGCTCTCTGTATTTGTTCATCGCTTAAATTATTAATTGTTTTATTGTATATCCTATTTTCGTGGCTAGCACCTCCACATTGTCCTTTTTGTTCTCTAATCTCTTTATCCGCGCAATTTCTCGCATCAATCATTTCAATGTGTTTTGTTTGCTTTTTTTTATCAAACAAAACGATACACGTTGAGATTGAAGTGCTTTCAAACATATCGTTCGGAAGCGTTATGATTGCTGATATAAGATTTTTTTCAATAAATTCTTTTCTTAGAGCGCTTTCCGATTTTTCACTTGATGTCAAAAAGCCGTTCGGAAGTATGAATGCTGCTTTATCATTTATCTTGTTTAATGCATTTAATACAAAAGCGTAATTTGCATTAGATTTTGGCGGAAGAGTCCATCCTTGATATTCAGGTAACATTTGCGCTAACGGCGGATATTCCCATTTTATGTTATAAGGTGGATTAGATATTGCAGATGTTTGCAAATTTTTCTCCTTTCTTTGATACATATGTTTCGTAAATTTCCCCAGTTAATATATTTGTACGATGTACAATTGCCGTAATATTACGAATTGAAATATTAAATAATAGATACGGTATTACTTTTTCGTCAATTTCAAACAATTCAAACTTTTGCTCATTATTCTGGTTCCATTTTTCAATAGTTAACGCTCCGGTCCCTGCGCATAGATCAATAATGATATCAGCTTTTCCTACAAGTTCACTTATTAGCTTACTGATAGACTTTGGCGTATAATCCTGTTTTTTGTTTTTTCTATCTGCCTGATAGTATTGAAATATCATTTGAAGCCAATCTTTTGTTAAATCTTCGTTAACCAACTCGACAAACGCTTTCTTTTTATTGTCATCGCTTAATGCAAGCATTAATTTTTCGCCTAATTCATCCGTGTTTGATATTTCGAATAGTTTAAGCGTTTTATCGTGTAATTCTTTTAACTCCATATCATACCCTTTATTTAAATATATCCGTATATGGCAGCCTTTCAATCCATTCTATGAAATCATGCCATTCTTTTAATTTATGTCCCTGTCTTGATTTGTATATATTGGCTAATACTTCATAGTTTAGCATTACCGTTCGCTTCTGATTGTAGGACGTAGGGAGGAGCTGAATCATCTGCCACCATACTTCTTTTTTAGTAGGTTTTGGGAAACCATCATTGTCATCAGTCTCATAATTTATATACAAATTACGACACTCATTTAAAAAGTTAATATTTCTTAACAAAATATCATAAGCTCTGGTTGTTAGATGCTCACGTGAGAAATCACTCAACGTAAATTTTTTTGCGTGAATCTTGTGCATAGTAGAACAGCTATTGGCTGTCGTGCCGACTTTGTATGTGTCGTACTCTTTCCACCAATACAGCGGTGCTGTTATGTCTGCATATACAGTAATCATCCTTAGATACTTTCTGTGATCTGTTCCGGCATTAAATAACCGCTGCATTAATGATTTGTCGTTCTCTCCTATATGAACCGTATTATATCGTTCGTCTATGTAACTATCTGATTTATCCCAGCTATTCATTGCGTTCCTCATGCCTCTTATTGCGTGCCTGATTCCGCAAGTTTCTGTATTTTCAAATTTAATCATATTTATTCTCCTATATACGATTTTCCGAATATTTCTCTAAATTTGCTTATGCTCCATCCGTAATATTTCATTGCTTGTCTTTGAGCATAAGCCTTAATGTATTCATCAAATTCATGTCCGCTCTTACAATGAATACCATGTGTTTCTCCGTTATGGTCTTCCGGTCTAATAAATATAACCAATCCGTATTTAATTGAGAGTTGTCTGTTTTTCCCAAAAAACACCTCGTGCCTCACAAGTCCAGGCTTCCGTTCATTAAACCATGAGTATACATGTCCGTTAAACATTGCTACGCCCGGATTAACAATACTTAACTCATCATTCATTTACGCATATCCCCTTACTTTTTACTTGCTCTATTAAATCCATTACATCAGGCGACAGCTTTTTTATTTCATTTTCTCTATTAACCACTGTTCTGTATGCTCTCATGAAATTACTTGATGCAACTTGCTCATTAAAGCTTTCATCTGTTGCCATGCTCCAAAGTTGTTTTGGACTGCCAACTGCCTTTTGTATTCTTTCGGGTAGCTTATTGAACTCTTCTTCTGAATTATATCCGCTGTTTCTTATAGCCTTCATTACAAGTCCCCATGCTTTTGTTTCCGTCATCTCTTCAGGGCTTGTTATCTTGTTGACTTGTTCTGTTAATTCTCCAATGCTTGGAGCAAATCCGCTATTATTAGTTCTTATATAGCTCTTAACCGCCAACGATATGAGCTTATAATCTACGTCTTCAAGCATCATGTGCCATATCTGCACCGTTTCGGTTAAGCTCTCAGGTTTAAAATTCGGATATGCTGCCATCAGCACCCTGATTATCGTTTTTGTCTCTTCTCGTGTCATTTGCCCTCAGCTCCTTAGCTTTCCGTAAATACCATTCCGCTTTTCTTTCATCTTCCGCTGCCGTTGTATTTGGTTTTTTCCCTTTCCTGTATTGATATTTATAAGCTGTCATGTCGCACCACAGCGCCACATTATCACATCCAAATATATCAATCATTTCATCAATACACTCTTTGTTGCCGCTGCAATAATGCAGCGGATGCTCTACATATTCATAATTCGCTTTTATAATTTTAGTTCCTTGCTCTTCTAATAGTTTGAGCTTGGTCAATCCCCAGCTTATTGCCCTTACATCTCTTGAGTCTAAATCAGTTTGTATGTTGGTTAATGCGGATATAGCTTCATCACTCATATTTTTATTTAAATCAAATTCTTTTGCCATGCGTGCCTTTCCCTTTCGATATATGCCCCTTTTGAAATTGTGTGATCAGGGTTATTTAAACATTATCCCAATCTATGCCGCCTGATGTCGTTTTGTTTGTATTCTCTTTTAGTGGATAAATTGAAGTCCATCCAGCTAATATAGATTGTTCTATCAACTTGATTGCTTTTTCGTTGTCAATTGTTCCGTCAAATCTCTTTGCTAAATCATTGATTTTATTAATAGCTAATGTAATGGCTCTGTCTGTATTGGGTACTCTCTTCTTTTTTCTCATTTCTAAGAAGTCTTTGAACGTTTCATCAAGTCTTTCATCTTCGGGATAATATACTGCACGCTCAGCGTGCTTTTTATTTGTGTTATTATTTGTTAAGTTATTATCTTGTTTTATATATGTGTTATTATCTGGTATTGGTTCGACATTTTCGTGCATTCGATTTGACATTTTTGCATAATCAGATTTAACATCAGTGTCAATTCGATTTGACATTTTTGCATAATCGATTTGACATTTTTGCATAATCGATTTGCCAAAATCGGTAAAGGTATACCATGTCGTATGATCGTATGTTAATTTGTTGTAATTTCCCGTTTTTATAATCCCACCGTCTTTTAATTTTTTTAAAGCCGTTTGAATTTGCCTTTGGCTTGCATACGGGAATAATTCCTCAAACTCTTTAATACTGTTAAACGTCCAATACTCCCCGTCGTAATAGTTTTTATCATTTGCCCGATTGTGTTCGATCCAATACCATAAATGGTTAAGTAATACAGCCGGAAGCATTCCGTATTCTTTCGCAATTTCTATATCAAACGAGTGAACCATGTTTACACCTCCTCTATATACAGTATTACCTTCGTTTCTTTCCCGTATTCGAAGGTGTCAATAAATCCGGTTACGCATTTCCGATTATCATCTTTCAATTTCCCTGCTTTGACCAAGGTGTCCAATATGAACTTTTTTCCAAAAGCAACATTATCCAAATCTCGCCTTTTATTCCCTTCAATCCAATGGAAGCGTATATTTATAGGTCTATCAAACCGTGGTAATTTGGCAACGAAATAAGCTATATCGCTTTCGATTCGCTTCTTCATCTCCGCTCCTGCGTATCTGTTCTTTCTGCAAGCGTTAATATATTCATTTAGTGATGGTAATTTTATCCCAATTTCGCATTTAATCATGTTCACCCCATAACGACTTTATTTTTTCAACTTCATTTGGTGGTAGTGTATCAATCCCTAACTCGTCAGCTTCTGAAATCACTCCGTCTATAAATACTGCCATTTCAGCCGTGTTATATTCTGATGTACCTTTAAACACCTTGTAATGCGTAAAGTTTTTACCTTGTAATTTAACAGTGGCTATTTCTTCAAAATATTTGAAATATCCCGTTACATTAATATCCGACAGTACAGATACAATCTCCGATTGTCCGTATTTTTTAAGCATTTCAAGATATATTTCATCTTTACTGTTTCTTAATACATCGGCTATCTTTCCGATAAGCGCCCATGCGTATGCATTGGCATTTAATGAGCGCTTTTTGTGATATTCTTTGACTTCGAATTTTTTATTTTTGTCTTGATCAAACAGCCACTGTATTATCTCTTGTGGATTACCAATCATATTTATTTCTTAAACGAATGGGAGTTCATCGTTTTCAAAATCAACATTAACAAAGCCGTCAGAATCAGCAGGCGGATTATTCGTCTCTTCTTTTTTGCTCTCTGCAAATTCAACACTTTCAACAACCACATCTGTGGTGTATATTTTTTGATTATCTTTATTCGTGTAACTGCCTGTCTGTATTCGTCCTTCAATTATGAATTTAGTTCCTTTCTTGCCGTATTTCTCAATAAATTCCGCTGTTTTACCGAATGATACGCAACTGATAAAGTCCGCTGCCTGCTCTCCGTCCTTTTTAAATCTGCGGTCAACAGCAAGCGTAAATCTTACTACCTTCAATTCCTCCCCCGCTCTTGTTGCAGAACGGACGTCTGGATCTTTGGTTAATCGACCGCATAATATTACATTGTTCATTCATGTCTCCTTAATTTGCTCTTTTATTAATTCAATTATTTTTTCCCCATCTAATTCTATGTTGTACGGGTTTTCTATGAAGAAACGCTCACATATATATTCACTTAACAAAGCCTTGCAGTTGTTAGGGTCTCTTTTTAATTTTTGCAAAGCTTGTTTATACTCGTTCGTATTCGCTTTGTATATTGCACGTAATAACTCATAATAGGCATCCATTGCAGCGTCATATGGTGCTTTCTTTTCCCCGCCAAATATCCTTCCGTGAATCAATCTGGGAACCTCCCATCTTCCTCTATTAACTCCCATGCTCCTGTTTCATTGATTGGAACTTGTGCAAATTTTCGCTTGTCGCCTTTCAAATACACAACCCTTAGCAGCTGCCAATCAACGCCATAGCATTGCCTATATGCTATCCTGTACAAATTAAGCTGGTATGCTGCATATTCACGGTCTAATTTAGCGGTGCATTTAATATCAGCACCTACTATTTTATTTTTGTATTTGAGCACTAAATCCAACCGCCCCGCTGATATAGGCTTGTTATTTTTGAATAAAATTACAGGGGTTTCATTTTCTAAAACTTCAAATTCATATTGTTTTTGTAAAAATTTAAAATTTCTTAATTCTTGCAAGTCGGATTCAGTTCCATTTATACAATAATCTTCAATTGCTTTATGTACAGCTGTTCCCCTAATAGCGGCGTTTTGTAACACCTTATCTGACACACCGCTATATTTATGCCCAAATTTAACCGCTAATATTTGCGTTATAGACGGCACACATATGCCATCCACGATGTACTGGTGTTCATCGTCAAAATATTCTAATGTGTGCCCTTGTATTACTTCTGTGTAGTTACTCATTTCAATGCTATCCTCACACTTGCCTTGACCGGTACAAAGTCAACATATGAATCATATAAATCAGGGTGTTCATTTCTGAAGGCTTTACTATTAAATTTCTCTCTGTCAGTCTCGGCAATGTAATTAATTCTTATATCACCTGTTTCAACTTTAATAACGTTCTTTTTCTCCATTTCTAGGAGCAGTTTCTTTTTTAATTCGTCATAATCTGTTTTAAGCGCTGCCAAAGTTTCTTCATACTTCATAAGTGTATCTAATGCGCTGCTTGAAAGCTCCATTCCGCCACTTTCAGACTTCACTATTAACTCATTCATCTTCTTTCTCCCCTTCCTTGTTATCGTCATAACTCCAGTTAGGTGTTTTCACAATTGCCTTAATCCTTTGAAGCTGAACGTCTCCCGCCATTGCCATGATTAAGTTGTATTTGTCATCACCTTTACAAAGTGTTGCAACTTTTAAAATTGTTGCCTGTCGCTCTCCGCAAAAATCAATAAGCACTTCATCATTTTCTTTTAATTTTGAAATAGAAGGAATTTGCAGAAGTAAGTAATGTCCTTCTCCCCCTACTGTAGTCACCACCCAGGCAACATCAATAAATTTATAACTCATATGTACCTCTTTAATTCTCCATTAATTTACTTATAATTGCTGATGCTGTTTTCATCGGTAAATCTTCAATTCTACTTACATTGTTCGCAGCCAATAACTTAGTTAAGTTCTCGCCCGTGTATCTTTGCTTAAGCATTGCAATCTGCCTATCACTTGCCTTGCGTTCACTTGTTACGGTATTCATTCTATTACTTAGGCTTTCCTTTTCAGGATCATCGCCTGTGGCAACCATAAATGTGTTAGCAAGATAATATTTAAGTGCTCCGGTGTAAGCCTTGTATCCTGCCTTGTCGCCCTTGTCTATTCCCTCACCTGTGATTACAGTATCTTCACCAAATCCCGTATCAATATCGAATAATGTTATTTTTAATTTTGGCATACGTCCGTTTGATTGTTTCTCACTGCCTTCAAATGTTGTATAATCTAGTTCAGTGAATTTCAATTCAAGACCGTACACGCTGAATAGTTCAGTAAACAATTCCTTGTATTGAGCCTCACTGAAGTATGAGTACTTGTCAAATGTGTTGGTGGCACCCTTGGCGAGTACTCCTTTTTCTTTTAGTGCTTTTCGTAAGCTGTTTTTCTTTTGCTGTAATTTCGCATTTAATTCTAAGCATTTGCTCCAATGCTCATCTGTCATTCCCGTTATGTCCATTTCTCTTCGCCTCCTCCCATTCTTTGCTATCTCTCCACCATACATAAAGGATGTTTGCAATCGCACCTAGAAACGCAATTGTCGCAAGTGTTAACGCTACTGTGCTTATATGCTCCTCAGCACTTACAAGTGCAAGAACTATAGTTGCAAGCATAAAACCTGATACTGATACTAAATCATTGCATCTATGCTTTTTTCTTAACTTCTTCGCTTCTGTCTTAGTCATCAAATCTCTCCAATTCATCTAATATATATGTCTCTAATAGTTTCATAAATCTAACCGCGTGATATGATGTTAAATTGTCAATAATAATATGTTTATGTGGATTAACTTCAACATCGTCATTTAGTTCTATATATTCTTTTTCTGCTAACCAATATAGCGTTGAGCATTCCTTTTTAAGTTCCTTTATTGTGTTAATTGATTGCATACAAACCATTTCGTTACCGTTTAACACATTAATCCCCCTTTGCTTTTTCCTCCGTAAGGCTCTACATACTTACGCATATTTGTATCCAACAGCCTGTAACGGTTATTCATGTAATCAACTAATACAGGGAGCCAAACTCTTACAATTCTCCCACAACTGATTACCGCTTCTTTCGGATACCTTGTCCCGATAAGTTTGTTATCTTCCATTTCTTTCTTGAATTTTCGGACTGTTCGGGAGGATATTCCGATAATGTCAATCGCTTCGTCGTATGTGATATATCGTTTAATCTCATCTATTTCCATATTTATCCCTCTTTCCGCAGAACTTGTTGACAAAATAAACTTGTCCTTTGCCTGTAATTAAAGGCGTTGTCCTTGTAATAACAGTCCCGTCTGGCTTATTAACGGCTGTCTTTTTTAATTCCATAACTCCCAATTCCATACTCTTCTGCGTTGGCGTGTTATAGTCGCAACCGTATTTTCTTATTAAATACCCGTGTTCTCTCAACCAGCCAAATAATTTATGTTCACCAATATTAACGCCTTTGCCTTTAATTATTTTTGCAAGCTCTCTTATTAATATTGATGTGTTACTTCCTGCGACCGCATCGGCAAATAACGCTTTTGGCTTAAGCTCTGTATTTTCAACTTCAAGAGCTTTATTCTTATCCTGTTCAGCTTTTAATGCTTGTAATAGCTTTATGCCGTTATCAGGGTTTGAAATAATGCTCTCAATCGTTTCAGCTGTTGCGTACGCTCCGTGCTTGCGGATGGTCGGGAGGACTTCCTCAAACACCCATTTTTCAAACTTTTCAGCAGACGGAAGTTTGCTACTAATAATTAATCTATACAAATCACTTTCAGGTATCATTTTGAATTCTTGGCGACGACCTAGCGAATCGCTACCCCACGCCATAATTGCATTTCTACAATGTTTATTTGTTGCGTCACTTGGGTTTTTATATCCCAATATTTTCGCAACATCATTTGCAACAAAAAAGATTTGTCCGTTTTGTTCCACGGTTCTAATCTCGCCGAATTCTTCATTTTTAAAGATTTCTAAATTGTTTATGCTCAAAACTTTTCACCTCTCCCCACTTATTAATAAAATCCCAACACATTTGAACAATTAAGGCGTTCATAGATATACCTTTTTCTTGTGCCATGCTCTTAAGTTTTGTGCCTAAGGTATCAACCAACCTTATAGTTATTCGTTTCATTGCTTAATCGTCTCCTTTTCGACATATATTTTATGTCTATATTGTATATGACATATATTTTATGTCAAGACTTTTTTGATTGTTTTTGATATAATTTTTATGTCATATAGGAGGTGTTATATGCCAAACGATATTTCTTTGACGGCAAGAATCCCTTTAGATTTAGACAATAGATTGTCTGATGTGTCTGAGTTTTTAGGAATTACTAAGTCAAATTTAATCAGAGAATCTATACATCGTTGCCTTGGTGACGGTTCTCTATTTGAAAAGTATGTTTCAACAAGCTCCGAGAAACATAGAATTGTACTTAATGTTAATCACAATACTTATAAAATATTGGAGCGATATAGCGAAACGAATAACATTTCCGTGAATAGTGCGATTATCTTTGCTATCTACAAGAGCGTAGAATATTATTCCAAAGTAATGAAAGGATTAAATCAGTAACCGGTATTCCCATTTCTTCGCTAATTTCTTTTAAGCGCTCCCATAGCTCACAAGGCAAGCGGAGCGTTGTTTGTTTATTGTTTTTCATCTCATTACCTCTTCACTCTCCAAACCGAACTCTAAAGCATACTGTTCGTCTTCTATATTCTCCATTTCGGTAATTAAGCTGTTAATCTTAGATACTCCCTTAGGTGTTACCATTACCTGATGACTTGTAAGACCGTCGCCATATTCAAATGTTTTTAATTTAAATAATCCTTGTCTAAGTTTTGATTGATAAGCACACAGCTTCCCTTTATGCCCTGTGCGGAATAAATATCCATTCTCAATAAGTAGGTTATTTAATGCATTAGGCGGATAATTTAACAGCTTTGCCGTATCTCTCAATGTGTATAACCCTTTTGAGTTTATAAATCTCTCGAACTGTTCAACTTTTGGTGCGTCTTCTTCTATCTTTCTATCAAGTCGCCCGTTTCGGTCTTCTAATTCAGCTATAGCTTGCGTTTGCTTTTCCATTGTGTCTTTAGCAATAAGTAAAGCCTCCGACAGGATTACTTCTGTTGGTCGGTTGTCTACTGGTTTTGTGTAAGTTCCCGTTTTGCGTATTGCTGGCAATACCTCCGATGTTACCCAATGCTTGAATTTCTTTGCTGTAGGAAGTTTGCTTGAAAGAATAAGACTGTATAATCCTGATTCGTTGATAAACCATCCACCTCGCTGTCCTAAACTCGACGCCGTTTTGTCGTTGAGTTTGTCATCTTCATCAACATGCATTGAAATCGCCTTGTTTGTATCAACATAACCTAAAATTTCTGCTACATCCTTGCCCACAAACCACGGCTCGTTATTAATCATTATCATTCTAATTTCGCCGAATTCTTCATTTTTAAAAATTTCTAATTCGTTCATTCTCTCTCCTTTGCTGTTGATTTAAAATCATCTTTGTTTTTAAAAAAAATGTCTTCTCTTTCTTTTAGGCTTTTTATCCCCAATAGTTGACAAAGTTTTACAACTTCTCCGGTTTTAAACTCTGTACGATTATAAATTTTGTTAGCTAATCCATATGGTGTAATTCCTATTTTTTCAGCTAAAACTTTAAGTTTAATACCATTGTTATTGATAATTCCCAACAATTTATTTGTGTCGGTCAAAATATGTTTGCTCCTTTCTTGTGTTCTTCTTGATGATTAATAATCATCTTAAACGGAGTATATTATACAGATGATTTAAAGTCAACTATTTTTGTTGAAAAAATTAAAAATAATTGATTAGCATTCTTTGCGATGTTAAAATAATACACAGAAGGGAGGGATTAAC